GAATCTCCTGAACCTATCCAAAAGTTCTTAGGGCAAACTTCAAAATTTGCATTTCCGTTTGTTTGATTCGCATTAGATGACCCACCTTGAATAGTCATGTCATTTGCGGTGGGCCAACCACTTCCGCTAGGATACCAAAGCGTTTGACCTGTTAGCGTGGAAGTTGTTGACGCTTGTCGCGCACCACCACTTATCCCTACAGTTTCAGGAATAAAAGTCATAGCAGAAGGATTGATAGCGGCACCACTCATTTTAATTGCTATTGGCAAATAAACACTTGTTCCACTATTTTGCACTTGTAGCATCATGTTGCCCCAACCGCCAAAACCGCTTCCAGACCAAATGGTAATCGCATTGATGATAACGCGAGTTCCATTGCCTCCTGATTGTGTGAAAAGCGTATACCTTGTGTTATTAAAATTAGCGGCTGTTGAGCCTCGTTGCATTGCAATTGTTTGTGGCATTTTGATTTCTCCTAAAAAATTAAAGACCGCCAGTTGAACCAAAGGCGATGAATGCTTGTGCGCCACTTGCTATCGTGACTGCTCCAGTTGAACCATTTACTGATGTCACACCCGCATTAGTTAACGTAACCGTGCCGCTTGTGGACACAGTGCCACCGCCTGACATTCCAGTCCCTGCGGCAACTGTAATACTGGTCACAGTGCCTGTTGAAACTGCCGCCCATGATGGAGCCGCAGCGCCGTTTGACTTCAAATAAAAACCAGACGTACCTGCTGCAAGTTGTACAGTTGTTCCAGCTGCAGATTGATAAGGCACAGTACCGGTTGAACCACCGGTAAGGTTTGTTGCTGTTGTAGCTGACGCGGCGCTACCGGTTGTATTTTGATTAAACGTGGGCCAAGTAAAAGTGCCAGTGCTGAAATTGCCTGACGTTGGTGTGCCAAGTAAGGGCGTTACCAAAGTTGGCGACGTTGACAAAACATTAGAACCCGAACCGGTAGAAGTTGTGACTCCAGTGCCGCCAGAAGCTACCGCCAAAGTAGCAGACAGACCAGCCGCAGTACCACTAGTGTTCTGGTTAAATGTTGGCCATGTAAATGTGCCTGTGCTGAAATTTCCCGATGTTGGCGTGTCTAATATTGGTGCTGTCAATACAGGACTTGTCAAAGTTTTATTTGTTAGCGTCTCTGAACCTGTAAGTGTTGCAAAGCCACTTGCTGTAAATGCAGCACTCGTCCAAGTTGATCCACTCCAAACAAATAAATTGTTTGAAGCTGTATTCCAATACAAAGCACCCGTAAGCAGCGCATTGCCATCGTTGTCTAATGTAGGTGCAGTTGATTTAGACCCTAAGTATCTATCATCAAATGCGTCATATGTTGCTGCAGCATTTGTTTCACTTTGTGCCGCGTTTGTGGCACTTGCGCTTGCATTTCCAGAATAAGTAGAAGCTTGTGATGCACTTGTGCTGGCATTTGTTGCATAGGTATTTGCAAGACTAGCACTTGTAGCAGCTGCTGTAGAGCTTCCCAAAATTCCATCTACATAAAATTTGGTAGCTGCATCTTGATTTACCGTTGGATCTCCCAAACCTGTAATCTTATAGGTTGCCATTGCAATGGCACCTGACATCGTTCCACCAGTTAGATTAAGTTTTAATCCATTTGCTGTATCTGCATAACTTTTAGTAACTGCATCTTGCGCTAATGTTGGATCACCAACTCCGGTAATTTTATTGGCTCCCATTGCAATGGCACCAGACATAGTGCCACCAATTAAATTAAGCTTTAACGCATCTGCTGCATCAACATATGTCTTCGTGGTTGCATCTGCTGAAAGCGTTGGTGTACCGAGACCCGTAATCTTATTTGTAGCCATCGCAATTGCACCAGACATGGTGCCACCTGCAAGCGGTAATTTTGTTGCAATTGAATTTGTGACTGTGGTTGCAAAATTTGCATCATTACCTAATGCTGCTGCGAGCTCATTCAGTGTGTCCAATGTCGCTGGCGCAGAAGCAACTAAATTACTTATAGATGTATCAACATAAGTTTTATTAGCCGCGTCAGTAGTCAATGTGGGCGCTCCTAAACCCGTTATTTTGTTTGCTCCCATTGCAATAGCACCACTCATAGTGCCACCTGAAAGATTCAATTTCAAAGCATCTTCTGTATCTACATAAAGTTTAGTTGCAGCGTCTGTATTGTTCGTGGGACTTGCAAGACCAGTTATCGTGGATGCGGTTGTGCCGTCCATGTCTAAAAGACCAGTGACCGTTAGGTTGTTAAATGTTGAAGTTCCAGTTGTAGCCGTTACATTTCCTGTGACATTACCCGTGACATTGCCAACCACTGCGCCCGTATGCGTCCCTGCTGAATTACCAGTTACATTACCCGCGATGTTCCCAACAAACCCAGTTGTTGATGTGATGCTGGTGCCTGTGATTGCTAAGGGACTTGAACCTCCAATCACAGCACCGTTAATAGTGCCGCCCGTGACAGCCACACTCGAAGAGGTTAAGGGGCCAGAAAATCCATTTGTTGCTGTCACTGCTCCGGTCAATGATGAAGTCCCAGTTACAGCGAGATTTCCACCAACGGTCAGACTATCCCCAGCTGCGCCAGTTTGGAAGTCTTTTAGTTGACTCATCAGCTCTCTGATTGCGTCATTCACGAGACTTGGTGCCATACCCTCACCCGTGTTAATTGAATCAATATCAGTGTTTAGTGCCGATGTTGATGAGAACTCCGATATCTTTGTCCGTGCCATAAAAGTCCCTTAAATGCAAAAACCGCCCTAAGGCGGTTTAAGTTGAGTGTTTTTTATCAATAAAGCAATGAGTTCAATCGATTGCTAACTCCAGTTGCAGCTTCTGCACCAAAGATGCCAGATCGTGTGCCACCGTAAATTCGCTCTCTGTCAATCTTTTCAAGAATGTCTTTTAATGACTGCGCTTGTGTTTGTGCCTCACCCCCACGCTTAAGCAAAATGCTGCCAATCTGGTCTCTAACATTTTCTGGAGTCATCGTGCGACCCGCAATGTTTTTCACCGTTGTTGCCAATGCCAACGGATCGCCAGTTTTGGCAGCAGTTCCCGCAGCGCCAAGGTCTTTCATCAACTGTGCGCTTTGATCATCCATTCTTGCTTCACGACCGGCGGTCTGCGAGCCGCGTCCAACAGATTCCAATTTTTTAAGTCGGGCTTCAGCAGCCACTGTTGAGGCAAACTCTCTAAATGCCCGCTCTGATGGAAATACCTCTTTGAGCTTCTCTCTGGTTGAAGGCTCCTTCCACATATTCATCATTTGTGTTTGGCCCCCCATCGTTCCCAGCTTTTGTCTCAAGCCTTCAAACGCGCCAACTTGAAAAGCCTCAAACTCAGACTGCCCCATGCTGCGAACCCGCTTATTGATAGATATGGCATCAAGGTTTATCAATCGCCGTCCAGCTTCCGCAGCATCAATCAACTGGCTTGGCCCTGCATATGCATCCCTTGCTTGCTTGTACAAGACCGCCCCCGTGCGTGGGTCAGTTGTGGCTGTATCAAGCTTTCCAACAATCAAATCTTTTAAATTGGCAAGTTTGAGTCCAAAGGGTGTGAGTTTGCCCTCCTTATCAACCGATTTGGAACTCGCCAGTAAACCATCCATCCCTTGTTTGACGTAGTCCAAATCTCTCATCCCAGCTTTTACAGGAGAGGAATCTTTAAAGCTTGAAATTGTGAATGGCACTCTGTCCAAAACCGCAAGTTCCCTGCCCTTTTCAAAAGCACCAATTTGTTCCGCTGCTCTTAAAAGAGTTCGAGTCTCATCATCAAGAGGTACTTCAATCTTGTGAAGTTTTTCATACAAAGGGGCTGAAGCAATTTTCCGTTTTGCACTTAAATCTTCAACAAATGGTGGCAGCCTTTGGCCTTGGGGGCTTAAACCCGCTTCAGCAGATGAGCGAAGCCTGTCGGCCCGGCCAGCTTGGCGCTGGTTGATCATGTTCTCTGCAGCATTTTGGGTTTTACCCGGAAGCGTAGCCATTGTGTCCAATAGGTTTCGAGTATTTGTACCGGCTGAGTCTGCAAGCGTTGCCTCAGGACCTAATTTATTGAGCCTTGCCGCCGCCTGATTTGATCCACTCTGATCTCGAAGCATTGCTTCTGCAATACGTCTTTCTGCCAAGTCCTTGGTGTCTTTAAGCCCAAATCTGGCACCAACATTTTGCCCAACATTAACAACTGCATTTTTAACGCCCTCAGTTGCTGGACCTAAAATCGCGCCTAATAAGGTTGAAATACCTGCTGTTTTTGGTATGTCACCGACTTCCTCTGAAGATCCAACGCCTCCAATAAGGCCAAAGCCCCCGCCTGTTAGTGCTGCTGCCCCATATGGGTTCTTGACAACTGGCAATGCTTGCTTAATTACTTTAGCCGCAGGGCCTCCGAGCGGCAAGCTTGCAATGAATTGTGATGCACCTGACGTAAAGGGAGCCTCTTTGCTTCGCGATATGTCTGCACCGCGATAGAAATCTCTATTTCTTCGGTACGCTTCAGTAAAAGTCTCGGGGCCTTTACGCCCCACCCCTGTGCCTGTAAGTGTGTCAACTGCACCCCATAAGCCACCGTAGGCTTCATCCATCAAGTTAAATGTTGGACCTTGTGTGGCATTCATCAAAGCTCTGACGGGGGCTGGAAGAGAAGCACCACGTTGAAAGCTCTCGTTCACAACGGGTGCATCAGTCGTTGCAGCTGATTGATTTGCTGCCTCTTGCTCTTGCAACCGAAGTCTTGCACGAGCAATCATTAGCATCTTCTCTTTATCGGAATTCAGTTCTTCCATCGCTCTCGCTCCTGATCCGTCATCACATCCCACTCCTGTTGTGTAAATCCCGATGCGGGTTTAGATTTACTAGGCTGAGCCTTGTTTAAGTTTGCAGCAACATCTGGGGCTTTTTGAGCTGATACTGCACCCATACTTTTAACAATGCGGTCTAGCTCATTTGCTTGATTTTTAATGTTATCCCGCCCAGTAATCAAACCTTTAGCGGAATTAGGGTCAGTAACAATTCCCTCAAGTATTGCCAAATCGGGACCGTTTAAAACACCTAACCCATATGCCTCTTTTGCTTGCAGCAGCATATTTTTGTATTTGGTGCCAAGATTTGCACGGGTCGTCATGTTCGTGAAATCTTTGTTTTGGGGATCTCGCAGGGCACTCACAAAAGATTGAACTGCGTTTGATGTGTTTTGTGCACCAATAATTGCCCTTTGCTGGCTCTCAGGTAGTTTTGCACTATCTTTTGAAATAGCACCGGGCACTTGAGTGACACCTGCTTGCGGATTAAATTTATTAAATGTTGAAACTTGACCAGAAGGATCAGTCACAGTTTCAACACCCTCACGATTAAATTTATCTCTTTCAAGCTGTAATCTTCCACCACTGATGCCATTTGCGGCAAGCTCGCCGGGTGTCATTGATTTCTTAATTTTCTCAATCGTTTTTCCCGTGTTCTTGTCTCTCACCAAAATATAGTTACCAGCGTCAATCTGCTCGGTATTAGGTAGCGGCATGACATCTAGCACACGAAGCTTGCCTTGCTTACTGATTTGAGCAACGATAGGCATTCCCTTGGCCGACATAAAGGTCGATGGGGTGGTCGAAAACTCATCAGGCGGGTCGTATTTGTCTGCCAACTCCATATAGACCTTGGCTTGCTGTGGAGGTAGATCAGGATCAGATGCAACATCCCTGTAAACCTTTGCAATATTTAATCCACTTGGGTCTTTGGATGTTTCAGACAGCTTGGTTCTCAATGCAGCTCTGGCATCTTGCATGCGTTTAATTTCTGAAAGTTTTGCACCCGTCAGCTGCTCATTAATTGCTGTGTCATAAGTACCCTTAAACGCTTGTTGCCCCTGCTGTAAACCCTGTGCAACAAGTGGTCCAAGCCCCTGTCTCACAGGTGAGCGACCAGAGTTTGCGAGTAAAGAAAGTCCAACGCCCATCAGCCCAGACTGATTTGCTTGCTCGTTTAGCTTTCTAGACTGCTCATCACCCAACAAGCCGGGTAGGTAGTTGGGGGACTGACCAAAAAGTCGTTGCAGATATTCATCCATACAATTTCCTCACATAAGCGATAGCGGTTCACGCTTGCGCCGTTTAATTTCCAACAAACTTGATATCTGATCGGCTTGCATGGGCCGCGTAGCTCTCATGGCGGCAGCACCCCCACCACCTTGAGGGCGCTGTGACATCAAAGCTTGAAGGCCACTACTTCCTAAAGATTTTGAAAGATTGGCGTTGGCAGATAAAGGCCCAGTAGCTGCCTGACTTGGCGAGATCAAGCCGGGCACTGCAGCCTCACCAGCTTTAGATGCAATTGCCCTTGAAGCCTCTCCCGTTATGTAGGGGGAAACAGTGTTTGCAGCCTCTGCGGCTAGGGCTGCACTTTCGATCGCAGTTGTTGCAGCCGCCGGGGCTGCTACAGCACCCGCAGCTTCAGCCGCAAGAAGTGGCTCGAACCCGCTCACGACAAGATACCTCCAAGGATTGCGCCGCCCGCTGTCCCTAAGGGTGTGCCACCAAACAAAGAATTACCCACAATACCGCCCCCGATAGCGCCCGCCAGTGGGTTCCTGTATGTGGGCTGAGTAGTCATGCCGCCTTGAGGTGAACCGTAAGCTGCGTTGAGATATGAGTTCAATTTGGCTTGGGGCAAGTTCTGATCGAAATTGAACCTTTGAATTGAATCATCTAAGGCAGCTTGCTGATAACCCTCAGACATCTGTCCTAAATTGAGCATCTGGTTGATGTCCGTGTAGTCTGCTTGTGCAAGCTGTGGTGCAGCGCCAATCAAAGTTTGCTGCCTTGCTCTCTCGGCGTCATAATTTTGGTATGCAAGGTTTCCAGCCGTATTGGTTAAAGACTGCGCAAATTGCCCTGTGGCTCTATCTTGCAATTGCCCCATCGCGTTGCTGCCGTATCGACCGGCTTTGCTAGCGTTAGAGTTAATTGAGTTCATGGCATCTTGATAAGAGGTTTGCGCAGCATTGGCCGCTGTATTGAACGCCCCTGAAAAGAATGGATTCCCCCCTAAGTAATTACCTTGAATTGTTGAGAGTGCTTGCGCTTGCGCTGCGGGGTTTAAAGGGTTTCCCATCGATGCCCGGTTTTGGGCTGCAACCATAGCGGACTGCGTCTGCTGCGAAGGCGAGACGTAAGTTTGACCGGGATAAAAGCTAGGGGTTGTTGGCGCTTCATAAAGATTTTGCGCTTCACTTAATCCATACTGCACATACGGACGCACTGCCGGGTCAAGTTCTGTTCTTGTGACTGTATTTGTTCCACCACCACCGCTCATAAAACCTCCATTGCCCAACTACGGGGCTTAAAACCTAATTGTTTTGCTCTGCGAACCCATCCGGGTCGCCAAGACTCAAAAGTCAACCTCTTAGACTGTCCTTGTTTAGCTATTGTTTGAAGGTGTAACCAAGCATCATCAAAATATGCTGGTGATGCTAAATAGGCACACCAGACATGAAGAGCCTCACCTTTTGGCTGAAGAACGCCAAAGCCAGCTGGCGCATTGCCAATGGCAAGAAGCCATAACATTGAGCGCCCCGAATAACAGTCTGCGTAAACGTCTTCAGGAATCCAAGGCTCTGGTGATTTGTTTTGAATTGTCAGTAAACCTGCACGGATAAAGGACCAACAAGCCCGAAGCTCATCTGGTTTGATAAATACAGCATCCATCAACCCACAACCAAATATGCGTACGATCTATCAACTGCTGTGTTGGCACTATGCGAGAGAGTTGCAGAACCGTTTGTGCGTGAACTGACAAAAACCAGATTCATCCAAGCAGCTGCATTAGATGTTTTCGGCATTAAAACAATAACCGAATCTGCGCCAATTCGAGCATCAGACAATGTTGTAGTCGTGGCGCTTAAAGCAGCCAACGTGACTGATCCAATATTGTTTGTTTTGCCATTCATGGCTTGATTGACAACTTCAGCCACAGACCTTGGGTCACCACCAAAGCTTGGCAAAACTCTGTAACTCATCGCTTGCCCCGGTTAACAATATCCAAGTCAATTCCTACAGCCGTTGACCAAGAGCCACTGGGAATTGTTTTGATGCGGTGATATCGCCCGTGTGAGCGCAGCCCCACCCTGTTTTCACTGTCAGCAGCAACCGCAGTGGTGTAAATCAATGAATCACTTAATAGACTTCGAGATGCAACTGAAACAGAGGCAGAACCTCCGTCAATTTGAGGCCGTGCGAGTTTTATCAGAGAAGGGGTGGAACTTAAGTCACCTGTGATGATTTCACCAGTTGAGCTATTTCCTGAAAACGTTACAACCTTGGTGCCATTTACACCTGCTAGAAGTAATTTATTGCCAGCCCAAAATCGCGAGTCAAGCGAAACAGACAATGTGTCTAGATTTCCATAGTTGTCCAGCGCCTCAAGCGTCATTGCATTGGTTGCAGCTTCTGCAATGTACTGAGCGTCCGTCTGTCCATGTGACCACCGCCCAACTTGCCAGTTGTAAATGAGCAGTGAACGCCCACCTGAGACAGAATTTGGATAGCACCAAAATACACACCTGCGAACTGGGTCAACGGCTGCACTCATCTCACCGATGCGCGAGAGTGAGATGTCGTTAAAAAACCATCGGTCCACTTTCTCTGCGCCTATCGGTTTGATTGACTGCCCATCACACATGTAAAAGCCGTCATCGCTTAGGAAGAAAGAGACAGATCCAAACTGAGCGATGGAATTTCGCTCTAAACACCCAAGCCCTCGGCTGATAGTGTCAAATTGAAAAAACAAGGGTGAACCCGCATAACTCATGCGCGAGATACTCCGCTCGTTGTAGACAATACCGAACTCGCCACCCACAATACCCTGAATGTTGCCGCCGTCTGCTATATCTTGAATGTCAGATTGACTTGTGGTGCTACTTGTCCAGTTGGTCTCATCGTTGATGTCTGACCAATAGACACGGTTTGGATTTGCAGTCGAGTGCGCGGCTACAACAAAGTCACGAACAACTGTCACAAACTTTGCCGCAGGTGCCGCTGCTGCGACATCTGCAAATAGTGAAGAAGTGCCTAAGGTGTAGGCTTGAATCTTTTGAGTTCCATTTGCAGCTAAAACAACTTTGCCAAACTGAGCAAAATTCCATCTGGTGCCCGTGTAGCCCCCCGCCTTGCTCACATTACTCAGCGCCAGTGTCGAGTTGGAATATGTGAAAAGCTTTGAATCGGAAGAAGCAAAAAGTGTAATGTTTCCCGCAAACTGCCCTGCATACAAGTCGTTCAGAGTCTCTGAGGCAGCGGTGCTAATTTCTGCAACTGCTGGCAAGGGACCATAGCCAATGGCTTGTGGGACAACGTTCAAAGCTTCAGTCAACGATCCCGAAATACCGGGCTGGTCCGGCAACCACTCACCAAAACTGACCATTGGCATCAGACCACCTGCATCCGTAGTGGGTTACCAGCAAACTCTGCTGCATCGTCCGATGCGCTTAAGTCACTCAACGCTCTTTCAAACAACCCCGCCCAAACGCCAAGGCGCTCATCTGACATCAGGTAAGGCTCAGCTTCCCCCAGTGCTGCATATAAAAGCGCATCGGGTGCCTCAGTTAAAAAGACATTGCTTGCGTTGCTTGATGATAAAAATGTGGGCTTTTGGTAATACAAAAGTGACAGGCTGTAAACGCTATCAGGAATTCTTGCTAAAACAAGATTACTGCCGATGCTTGTAAATATTTCTGGGCGACCAGTGACGTTTGTGATTCCACTGCCGTAAAAGGAAGTAGGTGCGTTATAGGCCAAAGTTCCTACGGGCGTGCTTGAGATGTGCAACTCACGCAGCTGTAAAAAGTCACTTGGCAGAGCCACTGAGGCCGTACTTGCAACCGTTGAGAGAGTCGATTGGGACAACATTGCGCGAATACGCAGAACTCGCCTTAGGCGTATTTCTGCCAATCGGATGAAATCTTCAACTTTTGAGCTCAGATCTGAGCGACCTAAATACGCAGCCACATCAGTTTTGAGTTCTGTATAAGTACTGAAAGCCATTTAGACCCTCCCCGGCCTCGTTCGAAATGCTCGGTTGTCCGGGTGGTTAAGCCAAGCCTTAAATCGGGGCTCATCCAGAACAGCAAAGCCGCGCATGACACCTTGTTTGTTTAACTCATCAATGACTGTGAGTGGAATACTTGCAATTCGGTTACCAAAAAGCTCACCTGACCAGCGAGACTTTTCATCATAGGCATTGAAGTGCTTTTTATTAGACTCAATGATGCCGCTGACATCTTGAGTAGTTTCAATGACAACGCCGTTATCTCCATTAGCATGAACTCTTTGATCACGAAATTTCATTTATAAAAAAGGGGACAAGTTTCCTTGTCCCCAATCCTCATGGCAATTAACTTAAATCAGAAATGATGCCGTGCGCGGCTTCACTGCGAACTTCAAGCGTGTATTCAACTAAAAGTTGGGTTTTCTCAGAATCACCAACCTTAGCCAAATCATTCGTTTGGAATGGGCGCAAATAAGCAATTGCTGCGTACTCAGGGTCGAGTACAAAAGCGGTCTCATCGCCGCCATTACCATTGAGCATGAACCTATTAGGTACAACGCTCATAGAGCCAAAATCACTCAAGTACACATCGGCAGCACCTACGATGGTTGTCGGTGCATCAGCAGGGGCCATATAGCGCTGTGCTGCAATACCAGCAAAAGAGCTAACTACCTGCTTGTGAGCCGGGGTCACCATCAGAATCTTTGGTGTACCGCCATTGGTAAATACTGATTTCACAACAGACTGCAGAAGTGCCTCAGTAAATGTTCGGTTTGTACCTGACACGCGGGCAGTTGTTCCACTTGCACCAGCAGTGCCGCTAGTGCCAAGTGAAGTATTGCTTGCAAGCCAAGTTTGTAAACCACCCAACACCCTCGCAGCAGATCCAGCAGACCCGTTACTTGAGACAGTGTTGTTCAGTAGTGCGAACTCCATGTCACGCTTAATTTCAGAACTTGCCTTAGCCAGTTCGTAAGCTTTTTGAGACTTGCGCCCTGCCTTATCAACAGACTCTAAAGTGCCAGTGACACCAATGGTTTTTTCTGAGATTTGTGTTCGGTTACCCACTCGAACCGTTGGCACCGCTGCTGTTGTTGATGCATCTGCCCCTTCTATGGCCGCATTAACTCGCGGGGCAGCAAGTTGATCCGTTTGCCACTCATGATAAGTATTGGTTGCTTTGGATTTGCCAATAGAAGACATGAAAGGCGTGGAAGTTGGTGAGATTGAGTAAATGGTGTCACTCAAATCTTCGCGAATACCAACCGCCGCATAAGTGCGAAATGTTGTCATAAATTACCTCATATAAATTTTTCAAAAACAGATGCAGCATCGGATACCTTTCCAGATCTCCTAAGTTGCGCCTGTGCTTTTTTTAGATTCTCATCAGTTGAGCCTCGCTGCGCTGCAGCTGTACCCGGTCTGAGCATCTTGGGTGCCTCTTGAACCTTTTTGGTCGTACTGGGCGATTGTTTTTGCAGCTTCACGTATTGCGAAGCCAAGTGCAAAGCATGGATCATTCGGGAGTCGTAGGCTTGCGCTATCTCCTCATCAGTGAACCCTAAATGCTTTGCTACATCTCGTAAGTCCTGTCTTACCTGATCACCTTTTTCAGGATGACCATACTCAGGAATCACTTCAACCACCCGCTGCTTTTGTTGCTCGGCATATTGCCGAAGTTGCTGAAATTGCTCGGCTTTTTGTTGTTCAACAATTCGAGCTCTTTCTGCTTGCACTTGAGAGACTTGCTTTTCTCTCTCAGAGCGTTCGGCAACCTTTACAGCGTATCCAATAGGATCATCGTATTTCAGGGCATCAAGGTCTTCGCCCTTGTCTTGTTGTTGAAGAAAGGAGTCAATCAATGCAATCTTGTGTGCGTAAACATCACGAGCTTGCTTTGCTTGCTCTAAAGCAACCTTTTCGCTCTCGACCTGCTTGCGCTGATCGGCTACAAGTTGTGACTTCTTTGTGTAGTCAATCCCTTTTTGATAACCGTCAACCAACTCCTCAAAAGTAACCTCCCGATCTTCGCCAGCGGCTTTCACCTTGAATCGCTGTGGCTCAGGAATCTCACTTTCTTCGGCGCTGGTTTCTTGATCATCAGACTCAGT